ATCGTGGGTGCAGACCCACATGCCGTCGCTCACTGCTCCCCCTCAGTGCCGCTCCGGCCTATCGCGGCGATCACGGCCTGCCTGCGGGCATCGTCAGGGTGGTTCGCGTACTCCCCCGTGAACCTGGGCGTCCCGGTGCCGATGATCTTGTCCATCTCAGCGCCCCACGCCTTGTCCGTCGCGTCCAGCAGTTCCATGCCGGCCAGGAGGCTGATCGTCTCGAAGCCCGCGCCGGCCAGGGAGATGGACTCGCCTGCCGCGCATTTTGCGGTGCCGTCCGGCAGGCTGGCGGGGAGATTGCCGCCGCTGAACTCCACCGCGTGCCCGGCACCGATCAGGTCGGCGTAGTTCTGGCCGCAGGACGGGCAGATGACGCCCGCCTCGCGGATCTCGGCACGCGCGTCTGCCGCGTCGGCCCGCACTGCATCCGCGATCTCGCTCACAACCGCCTGCCGCAGTTCGCGCAGTCCCGGCGCCGGCTGGCGCGCTCCAAGCCCGGCAGTGCCGAGCTGATGGAATGGGTTAGCCACGAGACGGCCGGCCGATGACGGCGCAGGTGCCAGCGGCAGCGGGAGCGCCACAGGCGGCGCAGGAAGCCGGATCGCGGCGGCTCGCCGATCTCCTCGAACACGGTGTAGGTGTGCGTGTACGGCGGTCCTGGCCGCGTTTCCGGGTTCAGCATCGCGTGCAGCATCGCGTGCAGCATGCGGCCGGCCGCGTCACTGAAGCCGGCCGGCTCAGGTTCGCTCACTGCACTATCCCGCAGGCAGGGCAGAAGCGCTCGATCATGGTCCCCGGGTAGCAAACGTCGTCAGGTGCCAGCGGACGAGAGCGGGCGTCCAGCGGGAAACGGCAGTCCGGGCAGGTGCCGTAGAGGGATGCCCGCTGGTAGTCCTCGGGGGTCCATGTGCGCCCGGACGCGGAGATCATGAGTGCTCCCACTCAACTTCGCAGGCGCAAAGACCGCACCCCGTGAAGTCTCGCCAGTCCCCCCAGCAGGCCTTGTGCTCGGTCGCGTCGTGGCCGCAATCACAGCCAGGGAACATCTGGATGGAGTCGTAGTCGTCCCAGTCGGCTTCGCTCATGCTGGCTGCCACTCGAAGCGCAGGTCACCGAAGCCATGCGCGGCAAGGTGAGCGTCTCATCATTGACACGTACGTGTCAATATCGAACTCGGCGTTCAGCGACTCCGTGAACGCCGCCGCGCGGGCCGGCAGCACGATCTTCCCGAACCGCTCCTCATCAACGGACGGGATTCCCGTGCGCTCCCATGGCGGATCCCGGTAGCCCTTGGGGTATTCAGGCATCCAGCCGCAGTCATTGCCGAAGGGGCAGACGCTGATGCGGTGGGGGGTATCGCCGGTCACTGCACTACCTCATACGGCGGCAGGCCCGGATCCGCGTTCCTGCGCACCACGGCTAGGTGCGTGATCTCCCCGGCCGTAATACGGCCCAGCGGGTTGGAGCCGTCCGGCTCCGCAGTGTCCTTGCTGATGACGGGATGCGCGATGCCGACGGCGAAGTACGGGTAGGGCTTGATGCGTTCCGGCATGACGTCGTCCCCGGTGACCTCGGCCCAGATGCCGCCATGCTCATCCCGGCGCAGCGCAGCCATGCCGATCGGGGGCGTCGCGCGGTCGAACTCAATGGACAGCGGCACCCGGTCAGGCACGATCACGTCCTGGCCGAGGGGCTGCTCTGGCGACTCCGCGCGCTCGCACATGCCGTAGAGTCGCACGGCGGGGAAGCCGATGATCTCGCTCACGACCCCATCTTGCCCGAGGCGGGAACCTTCGGCGGTTTCTTTACCTTCCCGCACCCCGGGCAGGTCCACGGAGCCGGCGTCCCCTGATGGCATTTGTACCCGCAGCAACTGATGGTGACCTGCTCCCCGGGCTTCATTCCGGCTTCCCGTGAGCCTCGGCGAGCATGACTCCGATGATCCGGTCAACGTTCTCGGGAGGAATTCCCGCCTCTACCGCCTCGTGCCAGAACTGGGACAGGGCAGTAGCGCGGAGGTCTCCGGCAGTGAAGGGGTCAGCGGGGAGCGGGCCGCCAGCGGGCTCATCCGGGCCGCTCAGCGGGAAGTAGCAGCCCCCGGCAGGAGGCTGGTCGCTGAGCATCTCGGCGCGCAGAGTCTCATTTGCGCAGAGCACCCGCGAGTCGTGCACCGCGCCGCACCGGGGGCACAGTGAGAAGTAGCGGGCATCCTCGTCACTGGCCGGAAGCGCGATCACCGGCCGGCGGGAGGCTTTCAGCGCCTCCATCAGCGCGTTGCTGCCGGCGCCCGGAGGGGTCATCATCTTGAAGGCATCGGCGAAGGAGATGCCCGGCGGGAAGGGCGAGTCCATGACCGGCTCGCCGTCGTCGCGGCGCGCGGGAAGTCCGGGCTGCTCAGGCATCGCCGCCTCCTGCTGCCATGTCGCGGGCTATCACGGCCCGCTGCGCTACCCTCGCCAGCTTGTGGGCCATCACCTTGGCTTCCTTCCCGCTTCCCGCTCCGAGGGCTGAGGCTACCTGTGCCCAGGAAAGTCCCCTCGCCTTGGCTTCCCCGATCATGCGGAGCTGAAGGAGTGCATGGGTGAGGGGGTCGGCGGACGCGGCGGCGAGGGAGGAAAGCTGGTCTTGCTCAGCCGAAAAAGCCGGAAGCTCGTCATGGACCACGAGGTCAGGCACCGGGAACCTCCCCGCCATCTTCCCCGGCGGGAACCTCGGGCGTGCTGGCTTCCTCGGCGAATACGACGCGGGAGGTATCCCACTGCCCGTCAGGCCAGAACGCGCCCGCGCGGACCTTCCCGTCGCCGTCGAGCTCGAATGCGGCGAGGCGGGGGCAGGCAAGCTCGGTGCCCGCGTGGACCCCCGCGCAGCACCGGCACATCACGCCCGCGGCGATGGCCTCGCCGAGTTCCCGCCGGTCCTTATCGGTCAGTTCCGGCCGGTCAGGCTTGGGCATCAGCGCCTGCGGGATCACTGGCTGCGGGGGCGAGATCCGCTGCCTTGCCGAGGCTATGACCTCGCTGGCGAGGAACTGGGCGCCTGCGGCGTGACGTCCCGCTCCGGGGTAGGGCTCGGTCATGACACGGGCTCCGCGAGCCACACCTGCGCGTGCCGGTACTTCCGCTTGCGGGCACCGGGCCGGATGCGGTGGCGCCCGAGGGCATATGGGCACGCCGCTTCCGCTTGTGCCTGCGCGGCGCTGCACATCTCATCCAGGCTGCCGTGCCACTGTCCTCCCGCGCGCACCTCGGCCATCTGGCGGCAGACCGGGCACTGCACGCTGCTGAGCGTGACGGTCATGGCAGCAGCGCCTTCAGCTCGCCCATCGCGCTCTTGCTGAGCGTGATCCTGTGGTCACTGCCGCACTCGCAGGACTGGCAGTGCGGGAAGCTCTCGCAGGGGACGCGCAGGTCAACCGTGACATGCGCCTCGCAGCATCCCGCCTCGCAGGCCCCGTAGCCGTAGCGGATGACCCTGGGGCCGTCCTCGCCGGCTCCCAGGGCAAGCTCGCGGACGTCGCAGGAGGCGTCCCGGCAGCGGATGCGGGCTCCCAGCATCTTCGCGGGGGCCGTGAGATCGAAGGCCCGGATCGCGGCGGGCGGGAGGCTCAGCGGCCACTCGTACCCGGGTGCCGATACTCCCACCACCGGGATATCCCGCAGCGGGGTCGGCACCGGAATGTCCGGGTGCCGGTGCACCAGATCCAGCGGGCCCGGAATCAGGACAGTGCCGTTCTCCATGCAGGCGCCCGGCATCCGGCCGTCGTGCCCGTCAAGACGGTTGCAGCCGGGAAGGCAGTACGACCGCGGCGCCGGCTGGCCGAACTCGCCGCCGCCCATCTCGGGGTGGGACTTACCCATCGGCGCCGCTCTTTGCCACGGGCGTAACCGCCTTTGCTATCTGGTCAGCGGCATAGCCAACGATCGCGTCATGGATGATCTTCATGACATCGCCGAGGCAGACCGTGACCGGCTCGCGGGAGTCCTTGCAGCAGGCGCAGCCAGGGCACCTGCCGGGCGGCGCGGGCGCGGGCGGGTCCGTGAGTGCAGTCGATGGCGGGATGATGCGCCTGGCCGCGCTCACTGGACCAGTCCCGCCGCGAAAGCCGCGAGGTTCAGCCCTGCCGTGGCCGCCAGCAAGGGCCGCCGTGCCCCGTCAGATGCCAGCGGGACATGAGCCGGGCAGACGTAGCACGGCCCCGTGTTCGGGATCGTGGCCATCGTGACCGCCTCGGACACCTGCGGCATGGAGGCGATCAGCTTGTCCCCGAGAAACGCGCGGGGGTCCGGGGGCGGGCCGCCGTTTCCCATCGCCGCCATCATCTGCGCCTGCGCGGCTTCCAGCGCCGGGCGGTTGGCTTCCTCCCATGCCCGGCGCAAGCCCAGGCACAGGGCGCACTGCCAGCGCTGGGGTGGCTGCGGCGCCATCATGGAGCGAGCCTGCATGGCCCTGGCGAAGGCTTCGGGATCTTGCGCTAGCGGGATGCCGTTCGCGTGCCCGTCGTGAGCTGTCATTTCCTCTGGAGGGAGGTTGCCGCCGGTCATGATGCGGTCTCCGCGACGGCCAGTTCGTCGCCCATGACGAGCATGGCCCGGAAACCGTTCTCGCGTCCCTGATAGCGAACCACGTCGCTCAGCTCGCAATGCTGCTGCGGATTCAGCGACCCGGAGGGAACCCGGATGATCAGCGTCTCGCTGAACTTCACTACCGTCACGCACTCGCGCAGCAGGGCGCGGATCTCCTCCGGGGACAGCGGCTCGCGGAATACGGTGACCAGCGGATGAGCCTTCTGCTCTTCCATGGCCGCATCGAAGCGCTCCCTGAACTCGGCGGCCTCCTCATCCGTCATGGTCAGGGTCACGGGCGAGAGGCCCGGCGCCATGGTGCCGGGCAGCGCGTCACGCTGCTCCACGGGCATGGGCGCGCCGGGATCCAGGCCCATCTCCCGCGCGACCGCCTCAGCGATGCTCCGGCCGCCTCCGCGCACCATGTCATGCGGGTAGGTGACCATCCGCTCCACGTCATCGAAGGTCAGGCCGCACGCGCACGGCGACCTGTCCTCTGCCAGCAGGTTCGGGTCGGTGCCACAGCAGGTGCGGATCATGACGCCTCACCCGCTGGCGGGGTCCAGCCCAGCGAGACCAGGGCCTCGCGGGTCTCATCCGCCGTCACGATCCGTGCATCACCGAGAACGAGATTCAGCGCGTCCGCAGCTAGCAGTGCGACAGTGACGACGGGGAGCGCACTCGGGTCAAGGTGCACGTCGATGGACTGCGTCGTGAAGATCTCATGCCCGTTGATGACTGGCACGCCGGCCCACGGCTTCCCGGCTGGTGCCTCGAACGCGAAGGTAGCGGGCTGCGCCGCGTCAGCCATCGGAGCGCTCCTGCGGCCAGCACGCCCGGACCACCTGAGCCAGCCGCTGCCCGAGGTCCGCCGGGACTCCGGATGGCGGGTACTCCGCGCTCACCCGGATGCGCACCGGGCGGGTCTCATGGGGCGGCACCTGCAGCGTGATGATCTCATCGCAGATGACGGGCCACATGGCCACCGCGGCCTTGGCGCGCTCTCTTACCAGCCGCCCTATCTCCGCGTCAGGGTCTACCGGGCGGGCTCCCGGCGGCAGCCCGCTCATGCGGGGCCGCCCGCGCGCTGGATGTAGGCGACGTGATCCGCCGGCACCTCCATCACCAGGCCCGCGGAGTCGCGGAACGTGTAGGCGCTGCCGTCAGGGGTGCGGCGCGGCGGCCGGGAGGTCACCTTGATGCCGGGGAGGTCAGGGGCGTTCAGGTGGACATGCCAGACGGCTTCGGCCTCAGCGGCGGCATCTTCGGGAACGGGCACTTCTCATGCACTCCTTACGGCGGGTGAGGTGGGGAGAACCCGCCGCGAGGAGGGGCGGGTCAGGCGGTGCCGGATGAGCTGCGGAAAGGCACCCGCAGGGCGCTCGCGCTGGGCAGGACGGGCCGCGGCGCCCTCGGCGGCCGGCGGGGGGCGGGATCGGGCTTCACGACCACGGGCGCGGGCTTCGGCGCGGGAGGCGGGGGCATGGGGATGGTGAGCATCCCCGCGTCGCCCAGGGCCTGCGCCAGGGCCTGCCTCAGCGCGTCCATGACCGGGGCGAGGGGATCGCCCGGCCGCCGCTCGATGGCGTCCAGCCCGGCGATGATGACGTGCCGCAGCGGCAGCCCGGTACGCTTCCACCGGGCCGCGTCCGGGGCGGACAGGTAGACCGAGACGCTCCCCGCCGTAACCCCGGCGGGCAGCGGCGGAGCCGGGGGCACGGCATCGGGAATGAGGCCGGCCAGGGACTCGCGCAGGGACTTGCGGGCAGCGCCCAGGACCGGATCCAGGGGATCAGCCCCGCCGCTTCCCTCGATATCGGACAGGCCCGCGTGGATGACGGTGCGGACGGGAAGCCCCAGCGCCTTCCACCGCGCCCGGTCCGGGCCGGTCAGGTAGACGGATGCGTTCGAGCCGTTGGTCATGAACCCAAGGATATACCCAACCCAGGGGGAATGTCACGCGGCCTTCGCGGCTCCGCAATGAGGGCACTCGCCGAGCCGGCCCATGAACGCCTTGTCACACGACTCGCAGCGCGTTACCCCGTAGGCGTCCAGCCAGGTCGCGCCGTCCAGCACCATGCACATGACCACGCTGTCGCCGTCGTCGGTTGACCTGCCGATGCGCTTGCGGATGTCCACCTTGGACTCAACCTTGATGCGGGCACGGGACTCGACCTTGTACTTCGGCGCGCAGAGATCGCCGATCAGCAGGTCGTCATCCGGCAGGCAGATCTCCGGGTCGTTACGCGGGTCCAGGGCCTCGCGGAGCTTCCACCATGCGTAACTCCGCCAGTCGGCGAACATGTACTCCCCGGACACATCCCGCCGCTGCCCCGCGGTCTTCGCGGCGGTGAACGGCTCGGCCTTCGCCTTCTGCTCCCGCAGCCGGTCATACACGCCCTTGCCGATGCCGTCGGAGTCGACCACTGCGGTCATCCCGGCGTCGGCGTCCAGGATGCCCTTGATCTTTCCCGTCGTGGCCATGGTGTCCTGCTTGCCGAACTTGCGCAGCTCGGTGACGACGGGGCCGTGGCGGATCGCCAGCACCGTCATGTCCGACCCCGAGCCGGCGATGTCGCAGCCGACCGAGCGCGGCCCCTGCGTCTCCGGCTTGCCGTCATCAGCCCAGGCGTGCCAGCGGGTGACCGCGTCCTCGATCCACGACAGGGGGATCACGGCG